AAAAAGGGAGGATGCTCCTGGATCAGTATGCTTCAAACATATGTTCCTAGAAAGGAGACCAACTCTCCCACACATTGCTTCTATTTTTTCAGCAGCTTCCTGACCGGCATCGTCTCCATCGAAAAAGACATCTATCCCTGATGCGCCTTGTATAGAAAGCATACTTAATTTCTCTTCATTTATATTCTGTGTACCAAAACAACATACTGCATTTGTCAGTCCTTTATCATGTAAATTTATTACATCATATATACCTTCTACCAGAATTATTTTTCCACGCTTAGGCGTTACTGTAGGAAAGAGAGGCATTTTAGCTCCTCTAGGACTGATTTTATATCTAGGTAATCCGTCTGTTAGATGTCGCCCATTAAAAGCAACTATCTTACCAGACATATCTCGTATAGGAAAATTTATTCTATTAATATAATCTGGGTTGGTATGTTGAAACGCCTCAAACTTTCTATAAGTATCTGGGCGTATGTTCCTCCAATTACCTAAGTATGGAGTATAGTTAAAAGGAAAAGATAAACCAATACTTTCTGCCCTCTTCTCTATAATTTTTTGCTTTAATAGCTCTCGACGTACTTGTAAGTGGTTTATCTTTTCGTTAAACAGGGTGAGTATACTACCTTTATATCCACAAGAAAAACATTGAAAAACTCCCGTGACTTTATCTATCCTCATACTTGGATTGGAATCATCATGTTCAGGACTCAAACAATGTACTAGGTAATCGTTACCCTTGGGGATATATTTAATTCCCCTTTGCTCTAAAATCTCGTCAATCATACTAATGCGTCTAAAATTTGTTCTGCTTCATACAAGACTGCTCTTTGATCATCGTCTAAAATATACTCATAGATCCTTAGCTTAGTTGCATAGAAATCTATGTCTTTTAGATTTACATCGTTTAGACTTTCCACTAGATTATGACAATATTCTTGTGCTCTATTGTCTGTTGCTTCTTTTGTTATCATAGGTTATACTCTCATTATGATATATTATACTAAATTTCAATATAAGAGTCAAGAAATATTTTTAGATGTCGTCTATTTCTTCCCCAGTCTTACTGCTCTCATCCTCTTGTTCTTGAGGCGTTAAGACGGTTTCGGGACCAATTTTTAAACTTCCCCAATCCATAGAAGAAGTAAAAGATTCCATAGAAGCGGATCTCATTTTCTGACATTTAAATGAAATTACAGGTACTTCATGTCCATATGTTTCTATGGAAAATGCAGCATCTGCAGCGTCTAGGATTCCTTTTGCAAATCTAGCCTCTCCCGTGGCATCAATTTGATATGGGGCTAAAACAGTTACTTCATGTTCTTGCGCCAATGATTTTAATGTTTTACTAACTTCTATCTGTTCTGTCCAGTCATACTGACCACTACGAGAAGGAAGATTAGAGCGTTTTACTTGATTTATATAGTCTACAATAACTATACCAGCATTTAAACTTTTTACTTTCTTAGCCATATCAGCTTTTATCTTACCAATAGTAAGACTGGGCTCATAAATAACGTCCAGCTGAGTCGGGAGAAGCTCGCCTTCTTTTAATTTATCATGGAATTTATCAAAGTTTCTATGTTGTTTATAATCTTTCAAACGCTCCTCTCCATTTTTGAAGCGATTTGCCCACCACCCAGCTACCTTTTCCCACTCGTTAAGATTAATATTCTTATTTCTTAAACGAGCAATAGGAACGCCAGTAGCATGGCTACAGCATCGTTGTAAAATCTGTCTACTATCCATTTCTATGGTGAAATAAATAGCTGATCTTCCAGTTGCAACAACACTATTTGCTATGTTAGAACACGTAATAGATTTACCCCCTCCACGTTTGCCTCCAATAAGTACCAAATCTTTAGGAGAGAACTGCATGAAACTATCGTAGTTATCGTTTAATCCAAGGGTAATATATTTATCGAGGTCTTCCTGGGGCTCAAACAAGGGGATATGTTGCATATCTTCCTCGAGATTTTTAAGTTCTACTTTATCCTCTATGCGAGTAATAATGTCATGAAGATGGTTGAGGGTATCTTCTGCATTTTCAAATGCAACAGAATACTCTACATATTTTTCAAGTTCATTTAATACTTCTCTTTGAGTGTATTCGTTCTTTAAGTACTGAAGAAGTAGGTCAGCTTTCGCCTCTACTTCAATATTATTGATAGCAAATAATTTTTCTTTTGTACTGCTATCACGAATGGAGTATTTTAGATCATCGAACTTGGGGAGGTTGTGATGTTCATCACAGTGGTTACTGATTATAGTATGTAAGGTATGATATTCGGAAGGTAAATAATGCTTTCGTAAAATACTCCAGGTTTCGAAATCCTGTGCATCAAGAATCTGCTTTATTAAAGCACTAGCAATATTCAATTGAGTTCCCCCGAACAAAAAAATAAGTGGGAGTGGGCAGGGCAACAGGGTTAGCCTGCTCCGAGCATCCGGTTGAGGCTCCCCATCACTAGGGAGCCATACCACACCCAGCACTTATCAGTTAACTATTAACCAGCAGCGGCTGCGGCGGCTTTCTCTCTTCGAGATGCACCATCGTAGTCAGAAGCAGAAATACCACGTCGAGTGAGCATAGTTTTTACTCCTCGTACGGTTTTACCGATTTCGGTAGCTATTTCTTCAACAGTCATTGATTCAATATCAGCAATTTCTGCTAATGGATCAACTCGTGTGCCAGACTTAGTTGTTTCCTGGCGGGGGATTGCAGCAATAGTGCCTGCACGAAGGAGGCTAAGAGCCTTACCACGAACAGAATTTACTGAGCGATCAAGAGCGGCGGCAATTGCTTCAACAAAAGCGCCTTCGTTTACTAACTTAACAAATGTAACTTCTTCAGCGTCTGAATAAGTCTTAACAGTTTCCGGCTTAGGAGTCGGCTTGATATGACTAGTCAATTCCATAGACAAGATTTTGCCTTGGATTTGCTTTGCTGAGAATTTGCCATCTGCAAAATTACTTGCGACATCAGCATAGGTATAAGTACCACTATTGTCGGTTACAAATGATTCTAGGATGTCTTCTTGAACATCTGAGAATGCTTTGGTTGAAGTTGTAGAAGCTAGTTCTACTTCATAACCCATTTTACGCAGTTTACTAGAAACTGAACGGGTTGAGGTTTCAAGGTTATCAGCAGCATCAGCTACTGTTGCTTGAGATACAGGAGTCTCGTCTCCTACAAACGTTTCAAGCGCGTTGGTGCGCTCATCATTCCACTTAGGAACTGCCATGTCTTTCTCCAATATAATCTTTTAGATTAGTGACAATTTGAATGCCTTTTTCTAAGGCTTTAAAGGTTTTTGCGGTTTCTACTCCAGTCTCATTGACTAAAATAGTTACATCATTTGTTACAGAGCTTTTGACTATGTAACCCAGATTCTCTAGTTCTGTAGTTGCTTCTGCTTTAGTTTTATAACTAAAAAGTTTTCCAGATAAACAAATCACTCCTACTGTAGAGTTTGCACTCTTTTGCTCAAAAAGCATATTGTGAGGAAGATTTTGTTTATAATCTAAAAAATCTGTTTCTAACCAAGCCATTAGATTATCGGTCGTTATGGTTCCGAGTCCCGCTCTCTTGCAAGATTCTGTGGTTATATCATAGATACTTCTACAGACTTCGGCAAGTTTAGCTGCGGCTGTTTTCCCGACTAGCGGAATACTAAAAGCAGGTAGCAGTAAGTTTGCAGGGGCTTTGGTTGAGTTTTCAATCTCAGCTAGTAATTTACTAGCTAGTTTTTCTGAATTAAGGGCTAAAGAGGCACTAGCTTCATCTAAATTGTATAGATCTGTTATATTACTTAGACCTAATTTTTCTATAGACCTCGGACCGAGTCCTTTGATATATAGTGATTTAGCAAAGTGCTGAATTCTTTTAACTGATTTAGTGGAGCAATACTCATTCTTGCAGAATAATAAATCATTGACCCATTCAAGTATAGAATTGCACGAAGGGCAGTTGCTAGGCACTTGAATTTTTTCCACTTGTTTAATCCTTTTTGATTGAAGCGTATATTATACTAATGATTGAGGTAAAAGTCAAGAAGTATTTTTTTAAAGGTTCCTAACCCCATTGATTTGCCATTGCATCAGCTAGTCCTTGGTAGGTCAATGACCTGTCTTTGCCTCTAGTTTTACTTGGCCCTAACTTGTTCTGACCACTATCAGTTTGGTTCGACCACCTTCGGTAAATTTTTCCGTTCTTTACTACTTCTCTACCTTCAATTAGTTTGGTTGGTTTTAGAGGTTTAAGTCCTCTCAACCATAGACCAGTTTTCTTACTAGCATCTTCTCCGAAATGATATGGCTGTATATACTGAGGCTTAGGCATAAAGTCTAATCTC